TGCCCTGGGTCGGCGAGTACTCCAGCATCTACCGGCACTGGCGCACCGACGCGGTGCCCGGGCACCGGGACGGGACCTGGCGCAAGTTCTTCGACGCGGTGTCGTCGGATCCGATCCGCGGCTGGCGGCCGCTGGGCGAGGAGCATGTGCCCAACCCGTATGTGACGGACCGTGAGGGCGGGAACTGGTTGGGTCAGTCTCTTCTGCGGCCGGCGTACAAGTTCTGGTTGTTGAAGGACCGCCTGTTGAGGGTTCAGGCGCAGACGATTGACCGTAACGGGTTGGGTATTCCCACGTACACGGCTTCTCCGGTCCCTGATGGGGTTGAGGGTGAAGAAGCGAAGATGCGTCAGCAGGCGGAGATCAACGCGGGTATGGCGTTGGCGAAGTCTGTTCGTGCGGGCGATAACGCGGGTTTGGCGATTCCACATGGTGCGCAGATGGAACTCAAGGGTGTCATCGGTGAACTGCCGGATGCGACGAAACCGATCGGTTATTACGACGACATGATCGCTCGCGCCGTGTTGGCGCACTTCCTGAATCTGGGTGGTGATGACTCGACGGGTTCGTATGCGTTGGGTGACACGTTCGCGGATTTCTTCACCCTGTCGTTGCAGACGGTGGCGCAGGAGATCGCGGAGGTGTTCACGAAGAACGTGATCACTGATCTGGTGCGGTTGAACTACGGGTCGGATACTCCGATTCCGCGGCTCGCGTTTGAGGAGATCGGTTCCCGGTCCACGGCGACGTCGCAGGCGGTTTACCAGTTGGTCATGTCGGGTGCGGTGACGATGGATGACCCGTTGGAGGACTACCTGCGGGACAAGTTCGGTATGCCGCCTCGTGACCCGGCTACGGCGCGTTCTTCGGGTCCGAAAACGGCTCCCGGTAAAGCGGCTGGCACGGAGTCAACGGACGCACCGGACGGTGCTGTGGATGGCAGCACTGATGGAAGCACCACTGAGGGGAACGCATCATGAAGAACCCGTTTGGGATTCCGCAGGCAAGTAACCCGGAGTGGTTCAAGGTTGAGGCTCGAGCAGCCGAACCGGATGAGCCGTCGTCGGCGGACGTGTACGTGTATGACGCTATCGACCCGTGGTTCGGTATTGACGCGAACGAGTTCGTGCAGGCCATCGCCGGTCTGGATGTGGACCGAATCAACCTGTTCGTGAACTCGCCCGGCGGGTCGGTTTACGACGCCGTGGCGATGACGAACGCATTACGCCGCAACCGGGCTCACGTGGTGGCGACGGTTGATGGTCTGGCCGCGTCTGCTGCATCGTTCCTGCTCACCGCAGCGGACGAGGTGATCATGTCCCCGAACTCGGAACTCATGATCCACGACGCTTGGGGGGTGACGGTGGGTAACGCCGCCGATCATCAGAAGACCTTCGAGCAGTTGAACCGGCTGTCGGACAACATTGCGTCAATGTATGCGGGCAAGGCGGGCGGTACCGCTGACGAGTGGCGTGCGGTGATGCAGGACGAGCAGTGGTATTCGGCCCAGGAGGCTGTGGACGCGGGGCTCGCTGACAGTGTTGCCGAGCCGGAAGAGCAGCATTCGGAGGCGGTGAAGAACCGGTTCGACCTGTCCGTGTTCGCTCACGCGGGCCGCGCTGACGCACCCACACCGAGGATCCCGCGCCGTCGCACGTTCGACGTGGTTATGCGGCGCGGCGATTTCGGGCCTGCCTCTATCAGTTTCCCGCTCCCGCGGGACCAGAAACGTCCGGCCGAGCCGGATGCACAAATCCATGACACGGAAGGAGTCGAGCTTATGCCCGACATCATCACTGGCCGGGTCCGCGAACGGCTCGGCTTCAGCGCCGAGGCGGAAATCGATGAGGACGGCGTTCTCGCCGCGATCGATCGTCTCGCGGCCCCGAAGAACACGCTGCCCGAGGGAACTCGGGTCATTGACGAGGCCCAGTACAACGACCTCGTTGCCGCTGCGGAGGAGGGCCGTCAGGCTCGCGCTCAGCAGGTTCAGGATCGTCGCGCTCAGGTCGTTGACCAGGCCATCAAGGACGGGAAGATTCCGCCCGCACGTCGTGACCACTATGTGGGTCTGATGGCGAAGGACGAGGAAGGCACCACGGAGTGGCTGAACCAGATGGAGGCCGGCGCGGTGTTCCAGGTGAACGCGAAGGGTTCCGCCGGCGGTGTGGATGCTGCACCGGACGACGACGAAGAGGCGTTCTACAAGAAGTTTTTCAAGACTGAGAAGGGGGCCTGACGATGGCTGATTACGCTCCGCTGTTCCAGCCGGGACATGCTATTTCTCTCACCGCGTCGGCTGCTGTTACTGGCGGCCAGCTCGTTGAGATCACGACCGATAATTCGGTCCAGCCCGCGGGTGCCGCGTCCGCGAAGGTTGTCGGTGTGGCCCTGTTCGACGGGGCTGTGGGCGACCTTGTTTCTGTGCAGAGCGCGGGTGTGCAGCGTTTGACTGCTGCGTCCGCTATCGCCGCTGGTGACTCTGTTGCCGCTGCTGCGAACGGTCAGGTTGCGACCGCTGGCGCGAACCCTGTTGTTGGCATTGCTATCGCGGCTGCTGCTGCGGGTGCGACTGCCCTTGTCAAGCTGAACCGATAGAGAGGGCCGGGTAATGGCTAACTACACTTACCCTGCTCCGGCAGTTACCGTCCTGAGTGACGGCACCACGGAGCAGATTTCCTATTTCCTGAAGTCCCCGAACCTGATTCGGAAGCGTCTTCAGGATCTCACCGCGCAGCACTTCATCGCGGATTTCCTCCTTTCAGCTCACTATGAGGCTGTCGGCGGCGCGATCCTGTACGAGAGCGGCGAGACCCTGTTCCCGGCTGATTCGCCGGAAGCTGTCGCGCCGGGCAGTGAGTACAAGATCATTTCGATGACGCGCGGTGAGATCGCGGCTGCGAAGACTGTCAAGTGGGGCTTCGACACCCCTGTCACGGATGAGCAGATCAGTCGTGACAACTTCCAGCCGGTGGAGCGTGCGCTGACGAAGCTCGCGAACGGGATGGTGAAGCAGATCGACTCTGTCGCTCTGGGCGTCATCGCTGCGAAGGCGACGACCACGTTCGCGGCTCCGGCCGTGTGGAACGGTGGCACGTCAACGAGCATCGACGCGGGCGCGATTATCGACTCGGTGCTTCAGGCTGAGGCGACGTCGCAGGTGGAGTATCTCGAGTTCGGTTCGTATGACTACGACACCGTGATTGTGTCTCCGTTGCAGTTCGCGAAGGTTGCTGCGTCGTTCCTGAAGTCGAACTCGCTGCCTCGTGAGGCTGGGAACCCGATCGTGAACAGTGGTGTGCTTCAGAACTACTTGGGCAAGAACTGGGTCACGTCGAAGTACACGCCTTCCACGAACCCGATCCTGGTTGACACTGACCTGCTCGGCGGCATGGCCGACGAGAACATTCAGTCTCCGGGGTACTCGACCACGAACCAGAAGGGTGCGCCTGGTGTTCAGGCGAAGTCGATCCGTGAAGAGAAGTCGGACAAGTGGCTGCTTCGTTGCCGCCGCGTCACCGTTCCGGTGGTCACTGACTACCGTGCGGCGATCACGATCACGGGAACGGGGCTCTGATGGCTGACGCTTCGAAGGATGCTCCCGCGGAAGCGCCCGCGCCGGCACCGCGGTATGTGGTCAAGGTGGAGGCGACCGTCGTTCACGTCAACACCGTGAACGAACGGTACCTGTACAAGGGCGCATCGGTCCCCGAGACGGTCCGCGCTGCGGAAGTGCAGCGGCTGCTCGATCTCGGTTTCATCGAAGCTGTTTGAGCTAGGGGAGGGGGTCCGACATGGGCATTTGGGCACAACCCGCCGATGTGGGTAACGCATGGCGGACCCTCACCCCCGATGAAGAGAATCGTGCACCGTTCCTGATCGACACGGTGGAACGGGCCATTCTTCGGCAGTGGCCGGACACGCCGAACCGTATCGCGAACAACGAGATCAACACGTTAGATGTTCGCGACGTCGTTGTGTGGTCGGTTATCGCGATCCTCGGCGTGTCCACCGATGTGCCGGTGAACGCGAAGTCGTATCAGACGGTTTCCGGTATGGAGTCAGTCACGGTCACCCTGGACGGTCCGGCAACGGATCAGTGGTTGACGTTCCAGCCGTGGATGGTCGACGTTTTCGAGGGTGGCACGACCGCGACGACACCGATGGTCGCGTTGCCTGGCGGAAGTTTCCCCACGTCTGTTCTGGGCGTCGCGGACTGGTTGACGTCGGAGCCGGGCGATCCGCAGGCGTGGCAGTTCGGTGAGGGTTGGGGTGGTCACGACGGGTCGTTGGAGGGCTTCTGATGGGAGTTCACAACGAAACTGTGGTGATCCGTCAACGTTCCGGGTCCACGTCGGACGCGGATGGTGTTCCGGTGCCGGTTTGGACGGAGACGACGCTGACGCGGTGCACGGTGAATCCGGCGAATAGTCGCATGACCCTGGAGAAGGGCGAGGAGCTTCCGTCTCAGAACCGGTGGCAGTTGTTGACGAACGAACCGCAGGATTGGATCGGCCCGGGCGATGAGGTGGTGTGGCGTGGCCGCACCTATCAGACGGAGAGTTTCCCGCGCACATTCTGGGCGGTGCGACCCCATTCGGAGATTCTGCTGACGTACACGGAGGGGTGACATGCAACTCATTGGCGTGTTCCCCAACGTGGAGAAAGCCCTTATCGGCTGGTTGAAGTCGAACCTGCCGGATGTTGCCGTGTATTCGGAGTTGCCGTTGAGTTGGAACCCTCCAACGGACCCGTTGCCGGCGATTCTCGTGCAGCGTATCCCTGCCGGGTCGGGCGGGCAGGAGTACGAGTCCACCCCCGTTTTGGACATCAACCTGTATGCCGCCGACCGATCTTCGTTGTGGGATCTCGTGCAGCAGGTGGAACCTATCATCGTCAACTTCCCCAGGCAGTCGGCTGCGGCCGCGTACGTCGACAATTTGGTGTGGCATACCCCGTTTGGGTTCATGTCGTACGAGAACCGGGCGGTGCGGCGCGCGTTCGGAAGTGTGGAGTTGCTCACGCGGCCCCAGTCGGTGAAGTCATGACCCGTATCGTCATCGGCCGCGAAACATTAGATGAGGCGGCGCGTTCCCCGGAGGTTGCGGCGGCGTTGCTTGCTGCGGCGCAACGCATTCTCCCGAGGGCTCAACGGCTCGCGTACGCGGCGGGCGAGAAACGGTTCGCGGATGCGCTCCGTGTCGAATCCGGTGTCCGTCCGGGCACGAAATCACCGACCGGTGTGAAGCGGCCTTTCGCTCGTGTTATCGCCGGTTCTGAGGATGCCGAAGAGGTTGAGTTCGGCGGTAGCACGAAAGGCAACAATGCGCCGGGCGCGATTCTGCGCCGGGCGATGAACGCCTAACCCCCCAGATCCAGCTCACCAACAAGTCACTACCCATTTTCCAGCCGCTCGAACGTCGGGCGGCTTTTTCTTTTGGAGGAAAAAATGCCTGACGTTAGCAGTCAGCTTGCGGTTGACAACCGCAACGTTCGCCACCACGGTCTTCAGATCATGGCAATCGCCGACTACTCGGCGGCTGTCCCCACCGAGTTCTTCGCCTCGGACGGCACGCTCAATGCGCTCCCTGCCGGGTACAAGAACATGGGGTACATCACGACCGCGGGTATCAAGGTTGGTACGGCGATCACGGAAAGCACCGACACGATGGTGCAGGACATTGAGCCGGTCCGTTCGAGCATGTCGGCCCTGACCCGCACCCTTGTGGTGTCGTTCGGTGAGTCGAACGCGTGGACGCAGGGTCTCGCGGCTGGTGCGCGTGTCGCGGATTGGCCGTCGGATAAGAACGTGTCGTGGTCGTACGACTTCGGCTCCGGCAACGATTTCCCGTACTACCGGATCATGATCCTCACGCAGGACAACAGTGGCCCTGACGCGGTGTACCGGGTGGAGTTCGCGTATCGGGCGAAGGCTACGGCGCTCGCCGACCGCACCCTGGACCGGACGACGGTTGAGGAGATCAACCCGACGTTTACGTGCTTCCGTGACCCGGTGGTGGGGAAGTCGTACACGATCGAGTCGACCCCGTCGACTGGGCCTGTTTCGACTGCTGCGCCGACTATCACGTCGATCACGCCGGCGGATGCTGGCACGGGTGCGACGGTCACCATCGATGGTTCCGGCTTCACCGGTGTTACCGCGGCCGAGGTTCTCTTCGGTGGTACTGCGGCTACGTCGGTCACTGTCGTGTCCGACACCGAACTCACCGCCGTTGTTCCTTCGGGTACGGCTGGTGCGGTCAACGTCACCGTGCAGAACGCGAACGGCACTTCCGCCCCGTTCTCGTACACGCGCGCGGCGTAACCGCCACCCTTCAACTCACCGAGCTCACCAAGCTCACTAACACAGGAGAAACATCATGGCGAAGACCGCCGACCAGAAGCGTTCCAACGCGTACAACCGCGCCACCGTCAAGAAGCAACTCGAGGAAACCATCGGCAGTGCCGACATCATCTACGAGGTGGAGGGCACCGAGTTCCTGATCCCGCACCCGTTCTTCTGGTCCAAGGACCTGAAGACGCAAATCGAAGCTCTCGAGGATGACGACGAGGAGGGTATCGCGCAGGCGATCCTCGGCGACCAGTGGGATGCGTTTGTTGCGGCGGGTGGTGAAGCGGAGGAGATCGGTCAACTGCTCGTGGTGTTGCAGCTGGACACGAAGGATTCCCTCGCGTCGGGCCGCCCTACACGGCGGTAGATCTTCTCGTTGAGTACCCGGAGGAGGTGGAGGCGTCGTTGTGTGCGACGTACTCGCCCCGGAACCCGATTCAGGAGTATTGGCGCGGCGAAATCAGTCTCCGTCACCTTCGGGTACTCATTGAGGGTTTACCACCCGATTCTTACCTTTCCCGCTCTGTCCGAGGCACCCATTGGGGTGAGGTGGAGTGGATGTTGCATGACGTTTCGTCGCAGCTTCGAATTCTGAACGCGTCAGTTCATAACGCGTTGTCGAAAGAGGCCGACGCGATCAAGGACGTGAAGTTCCTGCCCACACCGAACGACGACATTGAGGATGCCGTCGAGGAGGTGTCTGAGGAGCAGGTCGCTGAGATGGAGTCCGCCGCCGCGCGTCTCTTCGCAAACAATTAGGGGGCGTCATGGCCGGCACTGTTGTATGGCTTGATGTTCTTCCGTCGCTCATGGGTTTCGGCGCGATGCTGGCGAAGGAGACGGGTTCGGCGTCTCGCGCTGCGGGGGTTTCGGCGGGGAAGCAGTTCTCGGCGGGTATGTCGTCGGGTGCTGCTGGTGCGGCGGATGCGGCGAAGGCTCTTGTTGACCAGTTGACGACTGCGGCGAATAAGGCTGCACGGGTTGTGAAGCAGGAGCAGGTTGCTATCACGAACGCCCGGAATGCGGAGAAGGCTGCCGCTGATGGTGTGGCGGCTGCTGAGGCGCGTTTGGCGGAGCAGCGGGCGAAGTATGGTGCGGAGTCGTCGCGGGCTTTGCGTGCGGAGCAGCAGCTCACGTTGGCGCGGAATAAGTCTGCGGCTGCGGCGGGTCAGGCGTCCCTGAATGATGGGCGTTTGCGTGCTGCTCTGGATGAGCG